CATTTGCACAGTGCCGAGTAATGTTTTACGATTCTCAGCAAACAATTGTGCGACAGATTTAGCATCTACAGCACTGATTGAATTTGTTATGTATGTATTATTTACTGTTCCGCCACCACCTAATTTATTATTAGGGGTAATCTGACCTGATGAATTAGGAACGAACAGTTCTGGTCCTTTCTCACCGACCATGTAAGGTGTGCCACCTTGTACAGGTCCGCCTTGTGCCCTACCAAAGATTTTACTAAAGAAATCTCCTATGCCAGTACCTGAAGCAGAACTAAGTAATGTACCCATTAGTTTTTGTATTTGACTTCTAAGCAACATTTCTACCATGCTATCTAATAAATCTTTAAATGATAGTTTACCTGTCTTAGCAAAGTTAACAAATGCATCTTCTACGCCTTTAGTAAATGTATCAAATACTTCTTTTGCTTTATTAGCATTATCAGTTGCGTTTTCAAGGAAATCATTTAATGCTTCCTTCCATCCCGTAGCCCACAGCCTAGATGCTTCATAAGATTCAGTTGCCGCTTTTTTGTTATCTTCTAAGCCTTTGTTTGCCGCGGCATAGTATGCTTCTATTTCTGAAGTGTTTAATGGTCGCCCTATTCTTGCTTCTTCTGCTTGAATTGCAGCCAATGCTGACGCTTTTGCGGCTTGCTCTAAATCATAATATTTTTCTTCAAGCGTTGTCATTCCCATAGTAGCAAGTTCGTTTTGTGAATCTTGCAACTGTTTATTCAGATCAATTTGTTGCTTTATTGAAAACTGCTCTAATACATTTGCTCTTTCTTTTGCTAAAAGAGCACCGGTTGCGGCTTCTACTGCTTGTTTGTTTCCTGCATAACTATTGTTTAATTCCTCAAGTTCTGCTTGTAATGTTACAATGCTGTCTCGTACTTGTTGGTCACTACTTAATTGTGCTTTTGTGATTTCATCGGTTAAACGTTTCTTTTCATCTAAGTACGCTGTTTCAAATGATTCAAGTTCTCTTGCTAATGTTGCTCGTTCTTCGCCGGCACCTATTAATGCTCTTTCTAAGTTAAGAGCCTTTAACTGTTCAGCGTTTCGTTTTTTATAAGCATCTGTTCCGTCTTTAATACCAAGATTTAATAATGCTAGTTGTCTTTCTAGTTCCACCAACACAGCCGCCGCACCTTCGTCTGATCCAGCAGTGTCATCTAGGGCATCTCCAAATTTACCTAGTTCTTCTCTAAAGTCTTCTAAAGATTTTGAAACATCACTCTCAGCGTCTCCTATAGACTGAAAGTCCTCTACTAACTTGTCTACGCCCAAGAAAGCAAAAATACCAGCACCTAAAGAAGCTATAAATTCAGCCATTCCTTTTAGTTCTTTAGCCGCAAAGCCTGCACTTTTTGCTAATCCCTCTATAACAGTATTTTTTGGAGCTCGTTTTAATTCTTTTCCAAAAATTCTTGCGATATAATGGCTAACATTTTTAAGGGTTATTAAAAAGCTTTGCAGATGTACATAGGCGTTTGATGCGGCGGTGCCTACAAAGGCGAAGGCGGCGCCGGCACCTCTAATTATTTTTCCAACTATAGTAAATGCGGCTAGAGCGGCTAGTATTTTAAACACAATAGTTAGAGGGCCTATAACTTCTTTAGCATTGTTGCTAAGATTATAAATTTGAAATGCAATATATTCAATAGCACTAGCAAATGTACTACTAACATTTCCAGCGTCATCAATTTCTGTAAACAATAACGCAAAAGCTGTTCTTAATGAAGTAAATGCTTCACCAAGTGTCGGCACTCGTTTTTCAAGTTTTAATATTCCTTCTTTGTCCATGCGATCTAACGCATCAACAATAACTTGTGCTGTTACTTTACCGTTTGCCGCTAGTTTCTTTAACTCACCAACAGTTTCTACACCCATGACTTCAGCCATCTTTTGTGCAACTGGACCCATTGTTTCAATAACAGAGTTTAAATCTTCACCTTGGAACTTTGTTAATGAGAATGCTTGACCAATATTATAAATGGCTCGTTCTGCATCTTGTGAGGTTGCACCAAACAAAGCAAACGCTGTTGATAGTTGTTGAGTGAATTGACCTGCGTCATATAAAGATAGACCCATGCTGTTAGCATTTCGTCCTACTTTTGTAAACAAGTCTCCAACTGATTCTAAATTTTGACCTGTTGATATAGAAATAGCAGCCACTGCTTTGAATGCTTTTTCTGCTTCATCAACATCTGGTATGAATGATCTAAGTTTAGTTTGTAGAGTTGTTAAATTATCAGAAAACTGACCTAATTCTCGTACACTTAACGCCGCGGCAAGACCAGCAACTGCTTTTGTAAGACCAGCCATGCTCTTTTGAGCACCTTTTGTATCTACCTGAACTGTATATTTTAGGTCTGCCATCTAATTTCCTGTTATTTCTTAAATACCTTCTTAAGAATTTTCTCTACTTGTTTAATAGTAGGATCTGTCATTCCTTGAGGTGCTTGTTTACTATATCCCTTATCTAATTTTTTAGCGTAAGAATAATCTGCTACAATAGTATCTTGTCTTAGACTAGTATGATTACGAGCATACCCATTATCTATTGGGGTGTTTTTTAAGAAAACTTCAAAGGCTTGTTTAGGAAGTACACTTAATTTTTTGTTAATTTTCTTAACACTAGGTGTAATCCTATCATAATCTTTTTTAATTTCCATACTATTATTTACCCATTATGTTTAATAGTTCTTCGTTAGTATAATCGGGTACAGGAGCAAGACCATTCTTACTGTTTGCTTTTTTATGATGATAATTTTCAAATGACATAGCCGCATCCATTATGTATAAATCAAAAGTGTCTGCTTCTCTAATCACTTGACTAGGAAGCATACCATATCTTTTACCTATAGTATCAATTTGCATAATTGATGTCATTTTAGGTGAATCAATTATTATTCTTTCGCTTGTTACTTTCCCAGCAGTTCGGTGACCTTTGCAATTGCTTTCATTAGCACTTTAGTTGGTAACACATTATTAGGGGTTATTATTTCTTTTCCTTTGTCATCTAAAATTAATTTTCTAACAATATCAATAATGCCGTTGTTATTATCAGCATCTACTGTTAAGTTAGCTAATTGCATAAAAATTTCTAAAGGTTGTCTATCCCAAGTATAAAATATTAATTCTTCGCCGAATTCTTCTACGATTTCAGCATCGTCAAGTAAGACTTCAATTAGTTGGGGTTTTTGTGTAATTTCTGAGAGTTTCATTTGTTATTCCTTAGTGAGTTGTTAATATTGTATTTAGTCTTTGTCATTGTGGCTTTCTAGTAGCTGATTTAACAATGCTAGTCTAAATTGTTGTTTTGCTTTGAGTTGACGAATGGTTGCGCCCATGTTATCTAACATAGGTATCATCTTTGCTTCGTCGGCGATTAATGATCTGAGTTTTTCTTCGTCTGTTTTTAACCAGACATCGTTTGAATCTGTCATTTGTTCTCCTTGAGTTCAGTTGTTAATTATATGCTTAAGAGCGCCTGTAATGCGTTCTAAGCGATTCTTTGGTAGAGTCTATAGTAAGACTCAAATAAAAGCAGAGACGCTGTTTCCAGCGTCTTTGCGATTGTCTTTTACAAGTTATTAACTAGCAATAGTTCCGACAGTGAAGTCACCTGTGACGGCGATCTCAAGGGCGGATACCCAGACAGGACTGTCAGGACTGACGGTAGGAGAAACGGAAGTAAGATATCCGAGTCCTCTATACCAGTAAGCACCCACTGTAGGTGTAACTAAGTCACCATTCATTACTAGAACGAATTGTACTAACTGTTTAGTTGATGAAAGACCGTTAACTCCATAGTCAAGTGCGTTGACAGGAGGTACAGTTCCATCACCAAAGAATCCAGTTGGATCAATAACAATATTCGTTGAAATAGAGTTATCAGCAGGTGTAGTTACTTTGTTCATATCTTCTGTGCAGAAATCTACCCATGAAAATATTCCAGTACTATTGTTGACAGTTATGTCTTGTAAACAAGTTACATCTAATGCTTCTTCAGTAGTTACCCAAGTTCCTGAACCAGTACCGGCATATAAATTACCAGCGGCTGTGTTCATTGATAGGTAAATATGAGGATGTGTTCCTTGTGTATTTACGGTTAAGTTTGCCATGATTTGTCTCCTTTAAGATTGATAGGCGTTATTAAATTCAAGTCTTGTTAAATTAAATGTATAGGTGTGTATTTCGCTTTTATTACCAATTGTAACATCTCTGTTATATTCAACTGATGTATATCCATCAAAGAAATTGAGGTTTCCCGCAAGATTATTGATAGAGTTTAATATGACTGGTGCTTGTGGATCGTTCTGATACGAGATGTAGAGAATATTAAATTCATCTACTGCATCATACATTGTCCCACATTGCTGTATCGCTAATTGATTAACACTTCTGCTGTTCTGGGTCACATCGTCTACGTATAATCCGTAAGCGATTGTAGAGTCTTCAGAAGGATAGTTAGGAGACACTTCTATGATTGGTGTCTGTATCTTTGCGACTTCTCGCAAATATGTAACTATCTTAGTTTTGTCAACCAGTGGCAGACTGCTCAATGCCATCAGAAGAACCGCCTATTGTCATTGAAGTATGAACTGTCAGCAGTCCAATTTTCTTCAAGTTTAGTAGTTGGTCCATCTGGAGCATCTTGGTATAAGTCATAAAAATTCATCAATTGTAAAATTTTCTCATACTCTTTCTCATATCTTTCTA